TCAGAATATTTTAGAGATGCGTTCCACGATATCATCTTCCATTTTAGGCGTGACGTGAGAGTAAGTATCCATTGTTTCTTGAAACGAAGCATGGCCTAGGCGTTCCTGTATGGCTTTCATATTTGCTCCATTTTCGATAAGAAGAGTGGCGTGAGTATGTCTGGTGCCATGCATGGTAAAAGTTGGCTTGCCAATCAAATTGGCGTATTTTTTGCATAACTTGCTAACTTCATCAGGACAGCGAGGAGCACCTTTAATACCAGGGAATACTAGATTATTATTTATCCAGTTCATGGTCTTAATTCGCCGCTTATCTATGGTTGTTTTATGCTTCATAAGCTCTTGGATTGTATCCGTATCAATGGCAATTATCCGTTTTGATGATGCAGTCTTAGTTGTATTTGATATAACTGCAGTGGATCCGATCTTGAGTGCTGTTTGTGAAATGGATATGGTCGATTTCTTAAAGTCGATATCAGACCATCTTAGGCCTAGTAATTCAGAGCGCCGCATACCGGTTGCAAATGCTAATTTAAACAATGCATGATGCTCAGAATTAGATATATTAGATAAAAAATTCTTAACTTCATCTGCAGACAACGTTACCATATGGCGGACTTTAACCTGTTTTGGTCTGTCTATATTTTTCATGTAATTTTAGGGATGATATCATCCTTTACAGCCTGTTCTAATATCGAGCTCAGTATTGTCATGGTGTAGGATATAGTTCGAGAGGATAAACCATCCATAGATTCAAAGACATACCGTAATGTATTTGGTTTAATCTCAGCCAGCTTTACGCCACCTATTTTGTCTCTAATATAACGATTAATGATGCCAGTATAACTTTGATAGGTGGCTGGTGTTATACTTTTTTCTTTTAGTTGCAACCAAATATTAATCCATGTATTTAATGAGATAGTGTCGTCGAAATTTGCACATGATTGATTAGCGTTTACATATTTCTCCATAGCTTCCGTAGCAGCTTTCTTGGTAGTACCATAAAAGTATTTACGCTTACCGTTTATCATCTTTGATACCTGGTAGCGTCCGTCCGTTCGTTTTTTAGCCATAAAAATAACCTCCTTGGCTTAAATTTGAGTATAAGAAATAAGCCTTAGAGGTATGGTATAATAATAGTGGAGTAAAAATAGAGTACCTCTAAGGTATGATGTTTTTAATGGCCCTCACTGCGGTGGGGGCTTATTTTTTTATGCAATTAAAGCACATGATGATAGAAATCTATTTCTTCAAGTAATCCATCTGTAAGTTCTTTCCGTCTTACCATATGTTCAATTAAATTAACATGATGATCTATATGAAAATCATCATTAATAATGTGAAGCAATTCATGCTTTACTTCTTTGCGCATATCTTCAATAGACATATTCTTACGAATATAAATATTGTGAACACCTTCATCTTCCCCAGTTGATGAGATAGCCTTCACATTAGGAATATCACATTCAATAATATTAATAATCAAACTAACAACCCCTAATAGTATTATTTCTTATTTCTAGATTTGATATATTCTATGTAGTTTACTGCCTCTTGCATTTCCTCTTTAGAAATACCTCTTGATGCGGAAAACAATAAACGCATTTCTGGACGAGTGCGAAGCATTTCCGCATATTCTGCAGTTTCAGGATCTACATAGTAACCTTCAGATTGATTAGAAGCTGTATCATCATAACCAATAAGCCAAACTGGACTAACATTTAATGCCTCTGCAATAATTGATATTTTATCTTGTTTTGGTTCATATTTTCCATTTAACCAGTCGGAAATTGATGATGATCGAATACCTGTCATTTTAGATAAATCTGCTTGACTTAGATTGCGTTTTTGTAGAATTGAGTTTAAACGTTCTATAAATTTCTCTTTCATTTTAAGTTCTCCTAAATGTCTATCGATACAGTCATTATATACGGAAAAGCGAATAAAAGCAAGTATAAACTAAACTTAAACACGGAAAAGCGTTGACATAAGTCTAATACTAGGTTATCATTAAAGCACGGAAAGCCGTATAAAGAAAAGAGGTGATAGAATGGCTTTTAATTATGACTATCTTAGGGGCTTTATTAAAGAAAACTATGGAACAATAAACAAGTTTGCAGAGTTCTTAGGCATTGGTACTACTCAAATATATGAAAGACTTGGGAATAGAGTTCCATTTACACAGAAGGAAATCGACAAGGTGGCAAATGAAAGCAAAGCTGAACCATTACCGCCACAAGAGATTTACCGTCTTTTTTTTACAAAATAAGCACGGAAAACTGTGCAAACTAAAGAGGTAATACAAATGAAGAAAACAAAGAAAAAAAGAAAATCACCACGTATAACAATCAAGATACATGGTGATTTAAATATGGATAAGTTAGTTAGGTTGTTTAAAATCGCCAATGGAAACAGCAGTTACTAGTGATGTATTCAAAAGGAATGATCCTAGATTATGAGTACCATTAGGAGTAATTAGTTGAATGTCTTTAAGTAGGATAGAATCTTTGTCAAATATCATATGACGGTCTGGATTAGGTATGAAATTTTCATTGGCTGCTTTTTCAGAGCTTTCTAAAAATTGATAAAGAACTTTTGCCTGTGGATTTGAATCATCACTAAAAACAGGGAGCGCAGATAACAGACCTTGGTTTGTAAGAAGTAATAATCTATTATCTTTTAATTCTTTCATGTCTAAAGACATAGCAAAGGCTACTATTTTTTTATGCATATCCATAATGTCACCTCCTTTCAAGGTCATTATAGCACTAAAGCAGAACACTCTAAGTAGTTAATTAAGAAAGGAACTATGAAATGAAGAAGATCATAAAAAAGGAAGTTCAAGAAGAAGTAAAGCAAATGATTATTGCAAGCGTTAAGAAATATGGATTAACAATTACAAACATAGAAGAAATTATGGAAGAAGTAATTGAACATATGAATGATAATGCCACATTAGAAAAATAAGAGGTAAAAAATGGAAAGAGAAACAGCAAATCTAAAAGAAAAAGAAAATTGTATTAAGCAAGATACATTAACAGTTAAAATCAATGCTCGCAGTACATTATCAAAGTTGAATGAAATCGTAGAAAAAGCGGATGAGATAAGAAAAGAGCACAATTGTAATTGCACTCTTTTCATCAAAATAATTTAAGCATTAATAGTTGCCATAATAAACAACTTCAACTTCATTCATTAGTGTGGATACAGAGACATCACCAATGAATCGGATGCTAATTGCAGAACTTGATAAGAAAAAATCGTTAAAATTTGTATATTTAGTTTCTTTATCTCAGTGAGAAACAATAATTTCTTTTAAATTAGGGACTGCAATTTCAAATCCACTTTTAAGTTTAACTACTGCGGTCATATAATCACCTCCTTTCAAGGTGATTATACAAATAAATATTTAAAAATATGAAAAAAATACATGAATAATTTATGAATACCTTTAGAGGAGGTAGTTATGAATAAGATGTGCATTACGGTAGCGGAAGCTGCAGAGCTTGCTAGCGTACCGGAAGCAGTCATCCGAGAATGGGCACAAGATTTTGACTTTCCGTCCATGAAAATCGGTAAACGTGGAGGAAAACGTCTTATCCACGTTGATTCGTTTAATGCTTGGCTGGCTAAACGGTGCCAGGCAAGAATAGGAGAATAAGGAGGTGAAAGACACGATGAGTGCTATGACATACAAGGAAAAACGGGAACTTAGGCGTGCTGCTATGGCGCCACAGTTAGCTGATATTATAGAAGGCTTTATTGTCGGATCATGTTTCTTATATCTAGCGGTAGGTATCTTCTACTGGTGGATTACGGGGGAGATGTTGGTGAAATGGTAAAACGATGTATTAAGGAGGTGATAAGTCATGATATTAAAAAAAGAAAAAGCAATGGACTTACTAATAAGATATTTAAAGTTCACTAAAGAAGAAGCTGAAATATTAAAGGAAAGTATTACAAGTATCAGCGTAAATAACAAAGCTACTAGTATGGATTTCACGATATTAGCAAATGGATGCGCCATATTTTTGAAGCGTAAAGCAGGTAGTTACGAAATGCGAGTTACAGGGAAAGGACCAATCAAGGAATATACGTTCTATCTAGCAGAAAGAACAAGGGGGATACTACTTGATGCGGTGACATGTAATGAGTAAACACTGCAGCATATGTGATGAGCGCAATAAAAAATGCCATGCCTACATACACTGCAGACAGGCCAAAGGAATAATCTGTATGGAACATTGCGATGCATGTCAATATTTAGAAGTAGTACAAGGGGACATGCATTGCAAATATCCAAGGAAAAAAGAAAAGGCTGCTAATTAAAGCAGCCCATTCATGTACGTAAATTACGCACCACCTAAAGTAATTATATCATACATGGAGCGATAAAGATAGGAAATACCTATATTAAGGGTATTTCTTAATTAACTAGATATAACATATTAACAAATCAACCATGGGGAGTAATTACTTATGAGGAAGCGGAAGAAAGTCATATCTAAAAATATGATAGAGGTAATTGATTATCACACATCAAGAACCTATAGAAAGAATGGCAAGCGTGTAAAAAAGAAAAGCATCACACCAGAAGCTATGAAAAAGCAAAATGAAAAACAAGCGGAAGCAATGCTGCGTATGTTGATTGATAATAACTTCACTACAAATGATTGTTACTTAACACTAACATACAAAGAACAGCCTTCCTCATGGGAGACTGCGAAGAAAGATATTCAGAATTTTATAAGAAGACTAAAACGCAGATATAAAAAACTGGGGAAAGAATTAAAGTACATATACATTGCAGAGGGAAAAACAAGAATACATTTCCACATGATCATCAACAATGTAGAACTATATTCGGATGAGTTGAATGAACTTTGGTCACATGGCATGCATAAGTTGATGTTGTATCAAGGAAGAGCAGAAGATGCGGTGAGATTAGCAAGCTATTTTGTAAAAGAAAAAAGAAGTGCTTGCTATTCGGACAAAGATGATGCATTTAAGCGCAGGTGGAATAGTAGCAAGAATTTAGAAAAGCCAAAAGTAAAAACAGAGATTTTAAAGCCTGGCGAATGGAGAGATTACATCCAACCGCCAAAAGGCTATTATGTGGAAACAGACAGTGTAGTTGAGTCTGTATCAGAAGAGGGTTATCCTTACAGGTTTTACAGACTAATAAGAATTGAGGAGGTAAAACATGGCACTACTAGGAATAGGCATTGTAGTAGGGGTAATGCTAGGAGTATCAATCATGGCATTATGCGCAATTAGTAAGGAATGTGAGAAATGGGAGGAAGCAAATGATAAACGTAAATGAAGTATTTTTAAGTGGCAACGTAGTAGCAGATGCAGAACTACGTTATACAAAAACAGGAAAGCCAGTACTCACATTTAGAATGGCAACCAATAAATATGTGAATGAGCAACAGAGTACACAATATCACAACATTGTATGTTGGGTTGATGCAGAAAAATATAGCGGATTACGTAAAGGTGATTTTGTATCAGTAAATGGTGAACTAAGAACTAGATCATATGAAAAAGATGGAGGGAAAAGATATATAACAGAGATTGTGGCTAAAGTCCTTACATATGGGTTGAAAGAAAATGAAAGTACACCAAGCAATTTTGAAAATGGATTTACAGACGACGATGAAAACATTCCATTCTAGGAGGAACAATGAGAAGAGGTAGACCAAGAAAGATATGTAGCCATTCATTTGGACCAGCTAAAAGCGGAGCATTGTGGGTGAAAGCATCTTGCCCTAAAGGGAAAACATCAATAAAAGTATTCAAAGGCAAAACTGCAGGCACATTATATTGGCTAAAAAAAGAAGAATGTGAAGGTTGTACTGCATATTCGCCAACAAAGATTTATGCAAAGAACTAGGGATAACATCAAGAAGAGGTAGCATGAAACCATTAGTATATAAAGGCCTAAGAAAGAATTTAAATAGGTCAGAATGGGTAAGTAGTGATGAAATAAAGCAAAGCTACTCACAAATTAGATTGCTAGCAGTAGAAAATGATACCTATACATGGGTTCCAATTGAGGACGGAACACTATGCAGAGGTAGCGAAGCAAAAGACACCACAGGGAAAAGGATATATGAAAAGGACCATATAGAGTTCGATTGTAAATCAATACAAGATACACCAATGGTAGGGGAAGTATATTATAGCGTTGATAAATACCAATGGAGATGCAAAACAATCAATAAGCAAATCAAACAAAATGATGCGGTATTAGACTTTGATTTAGCATTTGTAGTGAACAATGGGAATGTAAGAGTAGTAGGTAATAGATTAGAGGGATATGAGCATGAATGATAGATACAGAAATGTAAGAAAGGCACATGATCATATTGTAAAGTGCAGGGCAAAGGAGTCCAAAAGAGTATTCATACCTTATTGGGGTTATGCATTTATTCCGTCAGATGCATTGCTAATAGCAAGAATACGAAGAGATGAGTTCAAGGAGAATAAAGAATTTAACCAATGGGCAAGGAGTTATTATGAAAACACCATGCAGGGAGTGCAAGTTTAGAGAAGTAGGCTGTCACAGTAAATGTGAAAGCTACAAACAATATAGAGCATCATTAGATAAGCTTAATGAAGAAAAGAATATGCAGGGAGATGCCTATAAATATGTTGGGGATAACGTAAGAGCCATTAGACATAGAATGAGAAAGCTAAAAGGATATAGCTGCACTGTAAGGGATTAAAATATGAAACTCGATTTGTGGATAAGACTAAATATAACAATGGTAGATGATAGCAAGGTAAGTGGTTGGACTCAGATATATGGAAAGCATGAGTTAGCAATGTACTATAAGCCATTTAAGGAATTAAAGCCAATTGTTAATGACCATATAGAGAATATGAATTGGCTTACCATTTGCAATAGGTGGGGTGAAACAAACCAAAGTATAGAAGTTAATACTAGCAAAATAAAGAAATATGTAATTAAAGAGTGTGTACAACCGTGTGATGAAGAAGAATGTGATGCGGTTAGTGAATGGTGGAGAAATGAAAAAAGAAAAGAGAGGGAAGTATTAGGGAATAAGATATGAACGAATACGAAAGACTTAAAAGAATTGGTTATTGTCCTAAATGTGGGAGCAAAGAGTTTATTATTCGCTCAAAAGTAACAGGAACAATTTCAAACTTTAAAAGCTTAGAAGGCAAAGAGTGCGAGAATGGGGAAATGTATGAAGGTTTAGATTATAAAGCTAATAAATGGTGTATTTGTGCAGGATGTGGAAAGAGACTGTTTAAGCTTGAAGATTATTGTAATAGCAATAATCTTTGACATGATAAGAAAATGTGAAAGGAAGCTTAATGAAAGTAGAACTATTTAATGATAATTTTCAGAACTATAAAAGGTATGGCATACCTAAGGCACAACTGGTAATAGCTGATATTCCCTATAATTTAGGGGGGGCAGCATATGCAAGTAATCCTATGTGGTATATAGGTGGAGATAATAAAAACGGCGAAAGTAAGAAAGCAGGAAAAGCATTCTTTAATACAGATCATAATTTCAATATTGCAGAATACTTTCATTTCTGTAATCGCTTATTAAAGAAAGAACCAAAAGAGAGGGGCAAAGCTCCATGTATGATTGTGTTCTGTAGCTATGAGCAGCAAGCTATGGTAATTGAATATGCCAAGAAACATGGGTTCAAGAATTATATACCAATCTCTTTCATCAAGAATTATTCAGCACAGGCATTAAAAGCTAATATGCGTGTCGTTGGTGCTACAGAATATGCATTGATTTTATATAGGGGGAAATTACCGAAATTTAATAATAATCACAAGATGATATTTAACTGGTTTGAATGGCGTAGGGATAATAAAAACATTATTCCTAAAATCCATCCAACACAAAAGCCTGTATCAGTATTAAAGAGATTGATAGAAATCTTTACTGATGAAGGTGACGTAGTAATAGATCCTGTGGCAGGTAGTGGCGCAACATTAAGAGCAGCTATGGAGTTAGGACGTAGTGCATATGGGTTTGAAATATCAAAAGACTTCTACAGTAAGGCTAAATCTGAAATGTTAAGTAATGTAAAAACACAAACAAACTTAATGGAGTTTTGTAAATAAAGGGATATGAGATGTCATTTAAATTTTGATAAAGGAGATACCATGAAAATAGTAGCATTTACATTAGGTACACAGAAAAGAATATCTTTCACAAAAGAAAATAGTAATGGATTTATAGAAGCGTATCAGTTAAATACACGAGATATGTTTAGGCCGGAACTACGAATGGCTTACGAAAAGGCAAAAGATTTTTTATTAGAAGCATTTAGTACGTTTAAATTTGCAAAAGCAGATGCACTTATTATTACAGCGATGGGTATTCAATGGGATAAAGATTTTCCACTAATGATGAAAAAGGTAAGATTTAACATAACATTAAATAATAAGACGAAGGATGTTTGTAAAATTCAAACATCATGGATACAGGTAACAGAAAAGAACCAAGCAAAGCTAGAGCCAATTGTTGATGAGATAGAAGCGTTTGTAAATGGAGAAAGAGCGCAAGGGAAATTATTTATAGATGATATTAAACCAGTACCAATGGCAACACAGAGACATTTAGCAGAGTATGAGACTGATGAATTTGATGCGGATGATGTGAAAGTATTTCATGTAAATGATATTACGGTAAAAGGGGTTACACAATGATAAGAGATAAACCATTAATTTATGTGGCACACCCATATGGAGGAAATGAAACCAATAAAAGTAAGGTTGATAAAATTATGTCAACGCTAGTTACAATGGATCCTGCTCATGTATATGTATCTCCAATCCATAATTTTGGGATGGTGTATTTTGATAAAGAATATGCGAAGGGATTGGAAATTTGTTTAAATCTTTTAGAGCAATGCAAGGGCATTATATTGTGCGGTGATTGGCAATACTCTAAAGGTTGTATAGGAGAATGGGCATATTCTACAGCAAGAGGAAAGGAAATCTATACTTTATCTGAATGGATGTCAAAACAGAAAATAGGGATAGAGGTTGCTATATGACAGGAAGGGAATACTTATATTTAATTAGGAATACAGATTTAAATATAAGATGTAAGGAACGTGAAGTGTTTAGACTGAGACAGGACATCATGAGCTTACAAGCTATAGATTACAGCAAGGATAAAGTGAGTGGAGGGAAAACAATAACTATAGCAGATAAAGTAGCTGAACTTGATGCGGTTACAGAGGAGCTTATGAAAGAATGGAGTAAATATTTAAGTGAACGTGAATATGCTAGATTTTTAATTGAGCAACTAAAGAGTCCAAAGCAGAGAGTTGTGTTGATAGACAGATATATTAATGGATGTACTTGGGAGAAGGTAGCAGAATTAGTAGATTGTTCAAGGCAAAATATTCATAATTTACATAAGCGTGCTATTAGAAATTTTGAAGAAATTTATAAAAAGGTTGCTATTATTTGACACTCAATATATGAGATACTGTATGTGGGCATGGATGAAGAGAACACTTTCAACAAGCCTCTAGAAAAACTACACACTATTAAGGACTACATCATACACAGATCGCACAACACAGTATGATGCGGTCCTTTTTAGTTTATAAGGGGTATTTGATGAAACACAAAAGAATTACATCAAAGAAAACAATTCAAGAAGTACGGAAGCAATATTGTGAGATATGCGGTCAACGTACAAATATAGAACCACATCATATTAATACACGTGGTAGTGGTGGTGGAGATATTAAGGAGAACTTAATACAACTATGCACGCAATGCCATATCAATACACATAGTGGACAATATCCAACTAAAGATGATTGTCTTAATAAAGTAGCAGAGCGTGAAGGTATTACATATGATGAAGCATATGCAATTAATCGTAGAGCAATGGGATATGATGTATGACTAGAATATGTTGTAAGAAAAATAGATGCCTTAACAATAAATATGGCATCTGTACTGCAGACACAATTGAATATGAAGGAATATGTCAAAGCTACATTACAACTAATGATGCAAGAAAAACAAATTGCGGATTATGTAGAAGAACACAGGGAAAGTTAAAGCGTAATAGCAATATGGTATTGAAGTAGAGGTGATACAATGCTAAAAGCATGTAGCTACTGTGGAAGAATACATGAAGGAGAATGTCCACATAAGCCAAAGCGCAACTACAAGCAGGAGCATGCAAATGCATCTGATAGCAGAAAGAAAGAACGGAAGTTCAGAAGTAGTGTTGAATGGCAAGACTGCAGAAGAAATATATTAGATCGTGATAAGCATCTATGTAGGTTATGCTTGTATGAAGATAACTATATAACAGTAGGGCAACAATTAGATGTACATCACATTGAGCCATTACATGAAGCGTGGAAGAAGCGTACTGATGAAAAGAACTTGATTACATTATGCAAGATGCATCACTACAAAGCAGACCATGGAGAATATAAGAGGGAGTACTTGAAAAAAATAATTAGTACCCCCCCTACCATAAAATAATTTTTGCAAAAAAGGTCAAAGACCGTACTGCTCACCACAATTTACACAATTTTCCCTAATGGGACATGCGTGCGCACGTGAATATATATTTATTTATATAGGGACCATACAAGGATGTTGCAAGACACAGGAAAGGAGGTGGACACATGAGAAAAGCTGTATCTGCAAGGACTACAAAGAAGCACTTAACAAAGGCAGAAAAAGAAAAACGTATGGCTGTAGAAAATGCGTTCGTTGATAATGCGGAAATTGAACCGCCAAGCTATCTAACTAAAACACAATTAGAAGCATTTCATTTTATTGTTGATGCATTAAGGCAAGCTAAGGTATTAAGCAGATTAGACAAACAAACAATCATTCAAGCAAGCGTGGCTATTGACATGTTACATACAGCAAATAAGCGTGTGGCCAAAAGGCCAACACTTGCAATTGATAGGGAGTTTGTGGCAACACAAGAGAAGCTAGTTAGGACATATTTAAAACTGTGTGATGAATTGTGTCTATCTCCACAATCTAGGGCAAAGCTTGGAGTACTTGTAGCTAATCAAAAAGAAGAAGAACAAGATCCGTTGCTTAATGTACTGCAAGGAGGGAGTAGTTGATGAATAAAAAACACCCAGCCTACAAGTACGCAATGGATGTAGCAGAGGGCAAAGTCAATGCACCTAAATATGTCAAACTACAGGTAAAGGAATTTCTTGCTATTGCTAATGGTAAGGATAGCCGTTACATGATTGACGATAACAAAGTGCATACTATAGGCGAACTGCTTAAATTGATGGTAATGCCTAAAGGCTTGAAAGCGAACTCTACTGTGTATGATGCGATGGCTGGCTTTCAATGGTTATTCATCATAGCTATTCTTGGTACTGTAGAACGTAGTAATAAAGACAAACGAAGATATGAAAACGCTATATTAGAAATATGTAGAAAGAACGGCAAGACATTCTTAATTGCTGTTCTTTTTATTTTGCTTTTCTTCATTGAACCTAAATTCTCAAAATTCTATTCAGTCGCTCCAGATGGTTCGCTATCTCGTGAGATTAAGACTGCTATTGAAGAGATAATCAGAAGTAGTCCAGCACTACTAGGCAAGATGAATGGCAAAGAAAAGTTTAAAATACTGCGTGATTATATCCACTGTAATATTACTGAAAACAGATATACACCTCTTAACTATTCAACAGGGCGGTTAGATGGTAAGTTGCCTAGTGTGTTCCTTGTAGATGAAACAGGAGCATTGCCGAATACCTACGCTATTGAAGCTATGAGGTCAGGGCAGTTGACGATACTAAACAAGCTAGGCTTTATCATTTCTACTAAATACCCTACACTTAACAATCCATTTGAAGATGAAGTGGACTATGCAAAGCGTGTATTGAATGGTGCAGTTGATGATGATAAGGTATTCGCCTTGTTATATGAGCCAGATGATACAAAAGGTTGGGCAACTAACGATGAAGTGCTAGAAGAAAGTAACCCATTAGCCATTGAAGTAACAGAAATCATGGATGACTTGAAATCTAAAAGGCAAGTAGCTATTGAGATTGAAAGTAAGCGTGAGAACTTCATAACAAAGCATTGCAATATCATTTATAGCGGTGCTGGTAGTGAAAGCTTTGTAAACGTAGCCGATTTACAGAAAGGTGCTGTAGATCATATCGACTGGAGCGGTAGAGAAGTATTTCTTGGGCTAGATTTAGCCATGACTATTGATAACTGTGCCGTGGATATGGTGGCATTTGATGAAGAAACAGAAAAGGTGTACCTTAATTCGGTGGCCTTTGTGCCAGAAGATAGGATAGATGAGAAGTCAAAACTAGAACGTATTCCGTATCGTGATTTTATTAACGCTTGTTATTGTATAGCGTGTGGCAATAGAACTGTAGATTATGGTGCTATTGAACGCTACATAATGCAAATAGAAGACAAATATGGGGTTACTGTGATGGGTATTGGCTATGATAGGTACAATGCCTTATCAACTGCACAAAAATTAGAAGATGCAGGATATACGATGGTTGAGATTAAACAACATTCTAGCGTATTACATCCTGCGACTAAATGGCTTGCAGAATTGGTGGCAGATGGCAACCTTGTTTATGAAAAGGGCAATAAATTACTAGAAATTAACTTTGAAAATGCACGATGCGTTTTCGATACGAACATGAATCGCTATGTAAATAAGAAAAAATCGAGGGGCAAGGTTGATATGGTAGTGGCTGGCATCAATGCGATGTATTTATTGCATCAAAATTATATGCTCAATAGTACCCTTGATTGGGTAGTGCAAATGTAGAAAGGAGGTGAGATATTGAGTTGGGTTAAAAGTTTATTTGGATATGAAGTTAGGGAAGAGCAAGTTTTAAATGAAAATTCATTTATTGATACTGCAGATGATATTGATTTAAATCTTCCAAGCTATGATGCAACTACACGAGTAACAAGGCAACAAGCATTATCTGTGCCAGCCGTAGCAAGTGCATTATTTCTTATATCTGGCATTATTGCTGGTATTCCTGTGAGAATGTATAAACGTGAAGGAAATACAATTGCAGAAATATTAGATGATGCACGGATTAAACTATTAAACATTGAAACAAATTCTATCCTTGGAGCATATGAAACAAAGCAAGCCATGATTAATGATCTAATTATGGAGGGGGCCTGCTATTGTTATATTGGCAAGAATGGAAATTCTGCAGAGTCATTGCAATATTTACCTAAACATAGAGTAAGCTTGTTAGATAATGGAAAACTAATTGATAGGCAAATATATTATCTAGTTGACGGAAGATATTATGATAATTTCAATATTATGAGTGCGGTTAGAAATTGTAGTGACGGAGTTCACGGACGAGGGTTATTAGATGATAATGCCATGCATATTTCTAGCATGTACAATGCACTGGTATATGAGAATGGAGTAATTAGTAAAGGTGTACGGAAAGGATTCCTTAAATCCGAGGGGAGATTGACAGTCAAAGCACTTAATGCACTCAAAAAAGCTTGGAGATATATGACTTCTAAGCTTGGAACGAGTGATGTTATTGTACTTAATAAAGGCATAACTTTTGAAAGCGCAGATAGTACGGCTGTAGAAAATCAGCTAAATGAAAGTAAACAAACAAATGCTGATTTAATTTATAAATTGTTTGGGTTTACAGACAAAACATTTATAGATGAGAAAGCATTTAATATTTTTGTTAAGACTACAATTATGCCAATAGTAAACTGCTTTATTGAAGCTATTAATAGATCCTTACTACTAGAAACAGAGAAAGGAAATTATTATTTCAGCTTAGACATGAACGATTTATTAAAAGCCGATATGTTGACACGCTTCAATGCTTATAAAACAGCACTTGAAAGTAACTGGATTAATATTGATGAAATTCGAAAACGAGAAGATTTATCACCAATGGGCATTGATTTTGTAAGTATGAACTTAGCCAATGTATTCTATTACCCAGATACTAAAAAAGTCTATACACCCAATACAGGTGCATTTGGGGACCTGACTACACTAAAAGCAGAGAAAGGAGGTGAAAATAGTGAAAATTGAGGTACGTAATGGTGCTGCCACTATTGAGGGTTATGTGAATGTAACAGAACGATTGAGTAAGCCAATCCGTGATGTAAGAGGTAATTTTCTTGAAAAAGTAGCACAAGGCGCATTTAATTCTGCCTTACAACGCAATAATAATGTAGAATTGCGTTTTAATCATCGCAAAAAATTAGGAGACCAAAAAGACGGTTCGCTTGAATTGCGTGAGGATAGCATAGGATTATACGCAAAAGCAACTGTAACTGATGCGGAAGTTGTAGAACTAGCAGAGAAAAGACAGTTAAAAGGCTGGTCATTTGGATTTAAGAAGCTAGAAGATGAATGGGAAAAACAGGAAAATCTGCCAGAAATTCGCACATTGAAAGAGATTGATATGAGTGAAGTAAGCATTTTGTCTGTAAATCCTGCTTACATTGCAACTTCTATTAGTGTACGTTCTGATGCGGAGGAAGATTTACTAGAATGTAGATCCAATGAAAACGCAACAGGAAAACTAGAATATGATATTGAAGAACGTAAGTCTGATGATAATGAAGAAACCAGCAATCAAAAATATCATGATATTTTAAATAAAATTAAAGCATAGCATCCATTTGTGTGGATGCTTTTTTATTACAAGAAAAGAGGAAAATGTAATATGAAGAACTTTAAAAAATTAATTGAAAAACGTAATGCACTGGTTGAAGAAATGAACACACTTGTGAAAGTAGCGGATGAAGAAACTCGTGCATTGAATGAAGAGGAAACAACTAAATTTGAAGAACTTCGTGCAGAAGTAGCGAACATTGACAATACATTAAAACTTGCTAATGAAGAACGCAAATTGATGTCTGAAGGTTCTGATGATAATAAAGGCGAAAATGTAGATGAAAAAGAAAAGGCAATGGCAGAAGAACGTGCATTTGCTAATTTTTTACGTAGTGGCGAAACAACATTTTCTGATGTAGAAACACGTTCTGAAGTGAATCTATCTAAAGGTGATAATGGTGTAGCCATTCCTACAACAATTGCAGACAGAATCATTGCCACAGTAAAACGTGTTGCGCCAATCATCCAATTCTCTGATTTCTACGATGTAAAAGGTGATTTGGTATTTATAGTAGAAGATGAATCTACATCTAAGACTACTTGCGCATATGTAGGTGAGTTCCAAGAATTGGAAAGCACTACCAACAAATTCAAATCTGTAGTATTAAAAGGCAATGTTGTAGGTGTACTTACAAAAGTATCTAAGTCCTTGATTAACAACGTTGGATTTGACATTGTAAATTATGTAATTACAAAAATTGCAGAATCGATTATTACATTCCTTGATAATGAAATGCTTACTGGCTCTACTAAAATTCAAGGGTTACTACAAGCTAAACAACAAGTAACTGCTGGCGCAGCATCTGCAATTACTGCTGACGATCTTATTGATTTACAACTTACAATTCCTCAAAAATTCCGTGGCAATGGTGTATTCATCATGAATTCAGATACGTTCAAAGCATGCTCCAAGTTGAAAAATGCACAGGGCGAGTATTTGTTGAATAAAGACTTAACAAATGGCTTTGGCTATACTTTGTTGGGCCGCCCTGTATTTGAGTCTGACAATATGCCAAAAATTGCAACTAAAGCTAAAGTAGCGGTATTTGCAGACCTTAAAGGCTATGCAACTAAACTTAGTGGAGATAGCGCAGAAATTACAGTTTTACAAGAACGATTTGCTACACAATATGCAGTAGGTGTTGCAGGATATATTGAAATTGACGGTAAGATTGTTGATGAGCAACGTATTGCAGTATTAGCAATGGCATAATAGGAGGAATTACATATGATGTATAAAGCATTGGTTAGTTTTAGTGGGGCAGTATCTGCCTCACAAGACAGCATCATTGAGATTTCTGATGCTGAAATTGCAAATGATTTATTGAATGCTGGATATATTGAACAAAACGAAAATACAGACAATAATAAAGACAATAATAAAGGCAGTAAAAAAGATAACGATGAGGACTAGGATATGAAAGTTAGTGAACTAACAATAGAAATTGTATCTAACTATATTCGTGTTGATGTTACGGCCGACACTAAACCTATCTTAGACATGGTATTATCTGCAGCAATTTCCTATTGTATGACATATATGGGGATAGCTGATAAGACTACACTTGATGATTATGAAGATATGCCTATCGCCGTATTGAGTTTGTGCGGTGAATTTTACGATAATCGTACATTCACGGCCGTTGAAAATGCAGTGGCAAACCCTACGGCACAAGCTATCTTAGATAAGTATTCAATGAACTTATTGTAGGTGAAATTATGTATAGAAAAGGTAGATTAAGCACTCTATTACAACATCAAGCAGAAATTCACGCTAACAGAAAATCAACTACTATGAATGAATTAGGGCAATATCCTATTGTTGATACAGTCATTAGCAATATGCATTGTGGTGTTATTCCACAGACTGGCGGTCTATTAAGTGGTAGAACGGCAGAAACTACACTTGCTAGAACTACACATAAGGTAGTGTGTAGGTATCGTAACGATATTGAGCCTGATATGTGGCTAATTATTGAGGGGCAGAAGTATAACATCTTGTATGTTATGGATCCGTACCTTAATAAAGAGCGACTGGAAGTATTTACAGAGGTAGTAATCTGATGAGTGTTGATATTGAAACAGAAGGGTTGAGCGAGTTTTCTCAAGAGTTGCTAGACATAGCAACTAAAGACTTTCCGAAAGATACAAAGAACTTCTTGCAACGTGCTGGTAATAAGTTAAAGGCTAATGCCAAAAACAACTATAAAAGCAGTACTACACAAGGAACAAAAAACCTTATCAAAGGCCTTAAACGTGATAGAGCGTATAAGTATGGTAAGGATGAGTGGCAAGTAAGGGTTAAGAATACCGCACCGCACGCATGGTTAGTTGAACATGGTCATGTGATGTTAGGTCATGCTGCACAAGGTAAACCTAAGCTTATAGTTGGTAACACAGGGGAAGCCTTTGTTAGAGGGAAGAATGTGATGGGGAGAACTGCAAAAGCCTTTCCGTCAGAATATCAAGGGTTAGCGGAAGAATTTATTGATAAGATGCTTAATGAAAAAGGTTTAGGCTAGTGATAACTGCAGTTGAAATAGTAAAAGCATTAACAATAAAGTGCAGAGAATTGCTTCAATGTGATGTTAATGATAGAGATATTTCAGAGGGATTTTTTAGACCATCTTTTTTTATCGAGGTAGTAGACTTCAATAATGAAGATATAGGCGGAATCATAAGAGGTGATACGCTTAATATCTACATTTACTACTTCAATGAAAAGCGTGAGATTGGCTATCTTAACTTACTCAAAGCAAGGGAAAGTTTGCGTGAGATGTTAGCAATGCCTGTTAACGTAGCAGATGGATTTAGTATAACTGCATCTGATATAGTCGAAACAATCAATAAGGCTGATATGTCATATATCACTAACTTTGATGTAACGATCTATCAAAACAGACCAGAAGCAAATGCACCTTACATGGAAGAGTTGTCAGTCAACGGAGAGTTGCAAAAGTCAACAGAACAATAGTTATAGCACCCACCATGTATGGGTGCTATTTTTAATGGGTAAAGGAGCATAAGATGGCGATTGGCTTACCAAATATTGATATTGTCTTTCTACAAAAAGCAGTATCTGCGGTATTACGTTCCGAACGTGGTACGGCTTTAATTATCGTTAAAGACGATAAACAAACTGAAATCGGTTATGATGTATTCAAATTTGAAGCAGACATTACTGATAAAAAATACAATGCCGATACAATTAAATTGTTGAAGCGTTGCTTCTATGTGAACGTAAACAAAGTAGTAGTGTTACACGTTCCAACTAAAACAACTGCATTTGCAGATATTAAACAAGTATTAGACCGCATCAAGTATAACTGGGCATGTACTACTGTTGCAGAATGGCAAACAGACTTAGTGTCTTACACTAAAAGCCGAAATGTTATTTCCAAAGGTCGCAAAGTTAAATGCGTAGTTGCTAATGTAGCGGTGGCAGATGATAAACATGTTGTAAATATGAAAGGTAATTTTGTACATGAAGCTGATGCGGCAGCTGGTACTAATGTTAAAATGACTGATTATTTACCACGTATTACATCTATTTTGGCTAACTTACCAATGAACCGTAGTATTACATACTATGAATTGGAAGATTTAGACTATATGGATAACTCTTATGTTACTGCAGAAAAAGATGTAAACAAATGGACAGATGAAGGCTGGTTACTTCTTATCAATGATGATGAAGATAACGTAGTGCGTGTGGGCCGTGGTGTTAATACATTGACTACATTCACATCTACTGATACAGAAGATATGCGTAAAATCATCATTGTTGAAAGCATGGACTTAATTCAAGAGGATTTGTACTCTACATTTAAAAAATACTATGTAGGCAAGTATAAAAACCACTTGGATAACCAATACTTATTTATTTCTTCTGTAAACGCTTATTTCAAATCCTTAACTAAAGTAGTTAATGGTGAAATTCTAGATCCAGAATATGATAATCATGCGTTTGTTGATGTAGAAAATCAAAGACAGGCTTGGTTATCTGTAGGCAAAACAGAAGCAGAGGATTGGGATGAAGCGAAAGTTAAAGAAATGTCTTTCAAGGCCACTGTATTCATTGCTGCTAAAGTTAAAATTCTTGATGCTATGGAAGATTTGTCCTTCCAAATTACTATGGAATAAGGGGGTAAAGTATGGCAAGTAAAGACATTCATAATCAAATCTTACGTGGCCAATTTGGTAAAGTATGGATTGATGGCGAATTATATGCAAATGTTAAATCTTTTGAAGCTAAAATCTCCCTTAAATATGAAGCGGTAGACATTAATGGCGAAATGGGTGTGCATCAACGCTTGGTAGGTTTTGAAGGTGCTGGTACATTAGTACTTCACAAAATCGATAGCCGTGTAGCACAAAAGATTGCTGGTAAAATCAAAAATGGTAGTGTACCAGATATTAAAATTGTATCTAAATTAACAGACCCAGATGTAAATGGTGCTGAACGTATCGAATTAACTGGTGTTACTTTGGACGAATTAACACACGGATTTGAAAACAAAAAGGTACAAGAAGAAAGCTATCCTTTCAAATTTGCTGATTACAACTACTTAGACTTAATTCTTTAATATGTAGGCGGTGCTTAGTGCATCGCCCTTCCTTTTAATGTGAGGTGGATAATATATGGCTAAATTACAACTAGAAGATTTACTTAATCGCAATATGCAAGAGGGGTTTCAATCCAAAGACGTATATGTTAAAGGTTTAGGTGGTGAATTGACTGTAATTCATCAACCATTACCAACTGTGTTACGCATTATGGATGAAATCAAACAGGATGCTACGTTATCCACGGTGATGGATGCGATGGTACAACTTATCTATGCATGCGTGCCTTTGTTTAAGAATAAAGAATTACAAGCAAAATACGAATGTGCAGAACCTACTGATGTAGTATACAAAGTATTAAACGATAGCGTAGAAGATATTACTGCATTAGGTGAAGCTATCTTGGGTATGTATGGCATTTCTAATCCAGTTGAAGATGTAAAAAAGCAATAAGAGCGGACAGGGAACTAACAATGTTCCGCTATTATATGCAAAAAGGCCATACATTATCCTCGTTACTTGCATTAGATCCATTAGAACGCACGTTTTATAGTGCGTGCTTTGAATTGGATATGGAAGATTTAGAAAGGGGCAATAATGGCTAAAAGTATTAACGTATTACTTAGTCTTAAAGACCAATTCACCGCTCCTATGAAAAAGGCTGGGGATAGTGCAAAAGACACAGAACGCAAGATGGTAGCCATGAAGAATAAGTTAAGTAATTTTGGTAACGGAATTAATAACAAATTCTTAGGCATTGCTGGTAGTATCAGTAAAATGGGATTGGCAATGTCAGGCTTGGGTGCGTTCGCTAGTGTTGGTGCTATTGTTGATTATGGTAAAAAGGCACTAGAAACGGCAAAAAGTGCAGAGTTATCTCAAACATTATTGCGTAATAGCTTGGCTAATAACAATTCCTTGTATGATAAATCCGCAGAGTCGCTAGATGCTGCACAAAAGCAACTAAACGAATATGCTTCCAAATGGGGGCAAGTAGGCGTTATCTCTGCTGGCACTATTCGTGCTGGGTATCAAGAGTTAAACAAATGGAATGTTCCTGTTGATAAGGTAGAGGGGTTATCTGAAGCATTAACAAACCTTGTGGCTGGTAAATTTGGTATCAATGCTACGGCAGAAGATGCACAACTAGCATCACAGGCAATCGGTAGAGCGTTCAATGGCGATGTAGCTGGCTTAACTAAGATGAAGATACCTTTAACAGAGGCACAAAAGGAAATCATCAAGAATGGTACAGAAGCCGAACGATTGGCCGCTATCAATGAAGTAGTTAATGGTACATTCTCTAAACAGAATGAAATATTAGCTAACACACCAGATGGGCAACTCAAACGGATGAAAAACCAACAGGCAGCATTAATGGCTACGATTGGTAAAGGCCTATTGCCTATGCAAAAGGCTTTTATTGATATGGTTAGCACAATCATGCCGATAGTTGCGCCAGTTATTCAAGATATATTTAACACATTTAGTGGTGCTTTCACATGGATCGCACAAGTTATTACAGAAAATAAAGAAACAATTAAAACAAATCTAACAGAAGGTATGAATGTAGTTAAAAGCGTACTATCTACTGTTGGCGGTGTAATTAAGTGGTGTACTGAAAATTTAGGCTTCTTAGTACCAGTGCTTAAAGTAATTGTTGCTGGCTTCGTTGCCTTTAATGTAATAGCTGGTGTAATTCCTATCTTGGTTTCTATATTTAATGCCTTTATGACTGTAATCAAAGTTGTAAGGCTATTAAGCATGCTAATGATGGCTAACCCAATTTTAATTGCAATTACTGCAATAGCGATTGGCTTGTACCTATTAATTGATAATTGGGAAACAGTCAAGGAAGTTGCGTTATCTGTATGGGATGCAATTTCAAGTTATGCTGCCGAATTATGGAATAGCCTAGTGAGTGGATGCATGGAATTTGTAAATGGTGTTATAGAGGTTATTACGCCTATTTATAACCGATTTATGGAAATTATGAGTCCTATCCTAGATGGTGTTAAACAAATATTCAGCGGTATCATTGATTTTATTGTTGGTGTATTCACAGGAAACTGGGATATGGCCTTTAGTGGGTTAGTCAAAATCTTTAGTGGATACTTTGGAATTATTAAATCTGTTGCAGAAAGTGTACTTGGATGGGTTCAAGATAAATTGCAATGGGCTGGTGAAAAAATAGATGCTATCAAAGAAGGTGGAGCATGGCTATACAACAATACTGTAGGACGTGTTACAGCAGGGAATAATGCAACTGGTACTGAGTACTGGAAAGGTGGAGCGACATATGTCAACGAAAATCAACGTGGCGAAATTATCAATCTACCGAATGGATCACAAGTAATTCCACACGATGAAAGCATGAAACAATTAGCAAGTAGCCGTGGCAATGTAACAGTCAATGTAACAGTACAAGGAAATGTGATTGGTAATGAAGATTTCATGGATGCGTGCGGTAGACACGTTACAGATAAAGTAATGTTAGCTATGGGCAATATGTAGGGGGTGTAATGTGAATTTTCAAGACGGTGCAAAGAAGATAATGCAACAACGCATACAGTCTAAACAAGCTGAATTGCAAAAATTAGCAGTTACACGAGCCACACAGTATGCTGACAAACTATCACATGGATTAGTTGGTAAGGTCTTAGATTACTTAGACAAGAAACCGACTACAGATATTGTATTTCACTCTGAATTGACAGATGAATACATCACATTACCTGTAGTACCTAATCCATTACCTACGATTAGTGAACCACAAACAAACGAAACATTTAATGGGTTGCGTGGTGATATTAAGCTAATAGGACCGCTAGGACTTAGAACACTAAGCCTAGACAATATCCTATTGCCAGTTGGTAAAGATTACTCTTTTATTCGTGGTAATGGTACAGACGGATTGCAATGTTTACAATTCTTTCAAGCACAAAGACAGATGAAAGCCGTGATGCGGATATGCATTATCCAGTCTGACGGAAATGAAATCCTTAATATGCCATGTGTCATTAATGATCTATCCTACACATACGATAAAGTTGGAGATATTAAAGCCACAATAGGAATTGAAGAGTATGTATATACTAATACATCAACAACGGCTCAATCTTCGACTGGTGGCGAAAATAAGGGTACTGATAGTAAGGCGGTTAAGAAATGAAGCTACAGTATACAAACACAACTAAAGATAAAGATGGTAAAGATGTTACTGAAACTCGTGAAATTACCGCTTACACAAATAACTATCAAAGGTCAGATGGTATTGATACATTAGGTCAAGAATTTACATTTGATTTAGCAGACAACCCTTTTGATTTTAACCTTATGGGTACACGGCTGGCTATTGGTGGCAAGATTGAGTTTAGTAACCAACTAAGCAACAATAACAAGAGTGCTACAACGCAACTGAACGAAGAACAACAAGAGCAAGTAGTCTTTCAAGGTATTGTGGTAGCAGAAAAACAAAGCGGTGCTAACAAATATAGTTACACTTGCTTTGATTACTGCTTTTATCTCAACAAGTCAGAGATAGAAATTCAATTCAATGGTGTTAGTGGCCTTGAAGCTATTAAAAAGGTGTGTAGTGAAAACAACGTGCCTTTGGGTAATGTGGCTGATATTAAGACGAATATCAAGAAGATATATCAAGGTGAAACAGTATCAGATGTTATCAAGGATATTATCAAGCAAGCTACAGAAGAAACAGGATATAAGTACCGCTTAGAATACCGAGAGGGCAAGATACACGTTGAGGACTACAAGGATTTAGTGCTAGATAAGGTTATCACTCAACCTATCAACAATTACTCAAGAGATTTAAGCATGGAAGATATGCGTAATAGCATCGTGGCTATATCTCAAAAGGAAAAGAGCAAATCGGTTAAGTCAACTATTCAAGATGATGAAAGCATTAAGAAGTACGGCTTAATCAAGAAGATTGTTAAAGTTGATGATAAGAAACAAGCACAGACTGCTCAAATTGCTAAAAAGACCATTCAAGATACCAATAAGGTAGCTGAAAAGCTAAACCTAACATTATTAGGTGATGATACAGTAAGGAGTGGTCGCATTATTATAATTGATGATTACACAGTAGACATACACGATAAATTCATAGTAGAAAACTGCAAACATAATTATGGAGTTAACCATACTATGACATTAGATCTAAAGCGTGTAACTAAGGAACTTGATACAAGCAAATATGCAAGAAGCACTACTACAACTGTTACACCAAATGCAACAAATAGTACCGCTAATGCAACACAGATTGATGCTGGCATGAACGCATTAAATGGCTATGAAAGTGTATATCGTGATAATGGATGTGTAGATGTGGTGGTTAAGGCTGGCTCTTATTACAGTCCATTCTTAAAGCAACAGGCGGATATAGGAACGGCGAATGTAGACACATTAGTCAATAACGCTAAAAATGCTGGCTATAAAGTAGAAACTTTCAATGGTTACGCAAATAAGGGCGATATTCTTGTATATGGTGATAATCAACACGTTATTATCTCTAATGGTGCTGGCGGTGGTTTTGGCAACAGTACAAGTAAAGGACACGCTATGTTCTACTCTGATGCTAATAATGCTTGGCATACGAACGAAGCACCTACTAAAGTAATTAGAATGTCATAGGGGGGATATATGGAAGCATGGCAAAGTAAAATGGCATCTATGTTAAAAGAGCGTAACAACCCTATACGAATAGGTGCTTGCTTAGGTGAAGTTATCAGTACTTCTCCTTGGAAGGTAGCTATTAGAGATGGTAAGTTCATGATAGATGCATCTAATGGTTATGTATGCTTTCAACTAATTCACCATATCACTACATACTCTTATAGACATAGTGGCCAAATGACACACAAAGGATGCCCAGCTGGTCCTAAATCTGATTACGATGCACAGGGTGAGGGTAAGATAGTGCTTAATGAATTATGGAAAGCTGGCGATAAAGTACTTGTTATTCCAGATGAAAATGAACAACATTTCTTTATCGTTGATATTGTGAAAGAGGGGGTATGATGTTTCCTACAGATTACAACTTCACTAATTCCATTCAATCTACTAAAACGGCTACAAACTCACAACATAAGGTGGGGCGGTCTTTTAAATTCGACTATAAGACACATCGATTTGTATTTGAAGATGGCCGTAATGTAGAAGATACGCAGATTGAAGCAATTAAACAATGGATTGAGTTATTTATTCGTACTGAAATGAAGAAATACTTAATCTATAGTGATAGCTTTGGTTTAGATCTAACTAAACTATTAGGGTACAGATTGCCACGAGCATATAAAGTATCTGAAATAAAAAGAAGAATAACCGAGGGTATCATGAACAAAGTACCATGTGTTGTAGTTGTCAAAGATTGGCAGTTCAATGCTGGTATTTTTTATTTCACAGTAGTTACTAATACAGGGGAAGAGGTGAAGATAGAACATGAGTTCGAACTATAGCGTTGATAGCATCCATAATACGATGCTTGAAAACATTGACGATGCGTATCAGAAAACCGAAGGCTTTCCAACGTATGACATAACGAGGGGTGAAGCATTTGCTTTACTTGAACTGTGGAAAAAGGCGGAAGAAATAGAACGCAAACAAAATGTGGATAACTTAACAGGTGATGAACTAACAAGGGTAGTATTCCAACGTAAAGGGACACAACGAAAACTAGCCACTAAAGCAGTATGTAACTTGCGTATTGTTGATGGTAATGGAACTATCCACGAGGGCGATTTATTTGAAAGCGAAAGCGGTATTCAATATGAGTCGCTAGAAAACAAAGATGTGGAAAATAACTCTATCATCAAAATCAGATGTACTAAAGCTGGTGCAGTTGGGAATGTTCCTAAAGGCACAATAACGCAAATGCCTATTACTATTGCTGGTATCAACGCAGTCATTAATGATGATGCGGCCAAAGGTGGCGAAGATGAAGAAAAGGACAATGACTTACGTGAACGCTACTATGAGGAATTAAGAGAACCAGCTACAAGCGGTAACGATTACCACTATAAGCAATGGGCAAAAGAAGTAGAGGGTGTTGGTGAAGCTCACGTCATAGGCTTATGGAATGGCAATAATACTGTTAAGGTAGTTATCATAAATTCAGATAGGAAGGCTGCTAGTACTGATTTGGTTAAGCGTGTACAGGATTATATAGATCCTGATGGTAAAGGCATAGGCGATGGACAAGCACCGATAGGGGCACATTGTACTGTAGTTAGTGCAACAGAAGTGCCTATTAACATTGATGTTAGAGGTGTACAACATAGCACATCAACCACTAAATCAAGCATTACATCTAATATTACAGAAGCGGTTACTGCCTATTTAAAGAGGATAGCCTTTAAACAAGACTATGTATCGGTAGCACAAATAAGCAACATTATCATTGATAGTGCTGGTGTTACTGATTATGAAAGCGTTACTGTAAATAATAGTACTAGCAAAATCAATCTGACTAATGAACAAGTTGCCGTATTGGGTACAGTTAGCGTGGCTTTAAATGACTAATAAAGATTTTAAAGAGTATGCACTAAGAGCCATTAATAAGATGTATCGTAATGATCCATGGGTTAGAGAGTTGTATCAAGCAGCAGGCATACAACTGCAAGATATAGACGAACTACTCGATGTGTTACTAGATAATGGCTTCTTTGATGCGGTAGGCGAACGTGGTTTAAAAGTTTACGAAAAAGATTTAGGTATTAAAAGTGAAGGTACAGTTGAGCAACGAAGAGCCATAGTACAAATGCTATGGAACAATAACGGCAAATGTACCCTAGACAAAATTAAAGCTATTGTTAAGACATTCGTACTTGATGATGTAGATGTACGTTTTGAAGATGGTGTATTGAAGTTAGAATTTAATAATTCTAACTTTGTATATGCTATTCCTCAAATTCGTAAGAACCTAACTGTAGTTAAGCCATCACATATAGGGTTAAGCATTGCCGATGTACATAGTGCAGATGGTGAAATATATGCTGGTGGTATGGTAACTACATTTGAAATAGTAAACATTAACCCTATGACTGGATTTGATGCGGACTTAGACGATGCACAAATTGGAGCGGCTGCATATTTAACTATAGGTAATGTAATTAATCGTATTGATTGTTAGAGGGGGTAAAGGATGCCTAGTCAATATCCACAAAATGTAATTACTAAGCAAGGTTTGGCAATGATTGCTGAAAGTCTTGCGACAAAGAAAAATTTAATATTTACAAAGGTAGTAGTAGGTGATGGTGATGCATCTGATAGTTCATTTAATACTATGGAAGATGTTATTTCTCCTAAAATGAACCTACCTGTAACAAGCGGTGTAGATGAAGGTAACGGCCAATATCTTATTACCGCTACACTATCTAATAACAATGTTAATGTAGGGTTCTTTCCTCGTGAGGTAGGATTATATGCAAAGGTTGATGGTAAGACTGAACAGTTATATAGCTACACTAATGGGGGCAACAATGTAGGATACGTGCCTGACAAAACATCTCCTATTGATAGTGAAATTTATAAAATCCGTACAGTTATCGGTAATGCTAAGAATGTAACTGTTAGTTTGTCTGATAGTACATTTGTTACTCATGGCGAACTAAATCGGTGTGTGTTGATTGGATCTAATACATACTTCAAAGATGTTCGTAAAACTGATACAGGTATGATTTTAGTTCGTGGTGATGATACTAATAAGCCAGTAGACTTTATTACAAGTAACTACAATGATAGCGACTTGAAAAAAGTTTTAAGCCTAGGAGCATTAAAAGGCTTATTGGGGCAAGGTGGTATTGTAGCATCTAAATTAAGTGCAGATGGGGGCTATGTTAAATTTGCCAATGGATTTGTACTACAATGGGGGTTAACGTGGTTCGATGGCGCTAGTACATTCAAAGATGTGGTTATGCCTATCAGTTGTAATGTATTAGTTGCCCTTGTATCTGATGATGTAGCAAATATAGTTACACAGGGAGATGAGTTTTATGTATGTTGGAATAGTGGATTTTCTATTAACAACAGAACAAAACTTCGTTTCTTAACTAATCGTGGTAATACTGGTAACTTCACATGGATTTGTGTAGGTAAAGCATAGAAAGGGGAACACATGAACCAATATGTATTTGTATTAAATAAACAAGGCGAACGTATTGCAACGCTTGTTGACAATTTAGTCAGTAAAGATGAATTGATGAGCCAAGCTAAAATGCAATTTCCTAATGCTAGTTATGTGTACTCTTCTAACGGCGATAATATGCTAGATGCTTTTATGAGTGGCAAGGTATATGTAGACGGCCAATTTGTAGAACCGCAAGTTAAAGTACCTACTAAAGCAGAGCAAGTAGCACAAATCAAAGATTACTATGATAAGCGCTTTGATGCTCTCGAAAAAGCTGCATTGCGTAGACGATTGGCTAATGCAGATATTACAGATTTACAAACGCAATACAAAACCTTGCAAGCTGAAATGGTGGCTAAGATTAAGGAGGTGAAATAGTATGGAAGAAATCAAAAGCAATGTACCTGTAATGCACTTTTGTGAGTGGTGCTATGCAACATTAAATGAAGATGGAACTTGCCCTACAGATGGGTGTATTCACAATGATTTAATGGATTTAGAAGAGGTGGACAATGATAACTGAATATAACATTGACATCCTACAAAATGAAGATATTGTTATTGAATTTAATATAGACCAGCCATTAATTAGTGATGATCTATTTGCTTGTGTTCGCAAATACCCTAGTGAACAAAACTATTTGGCCGCATTTGAAATCAATGTAGACACAAAGGAGCAGTCCGCAACTGTTAACCTAAAAGCTAGTAGCGAACATTTAAGCGTTGGAAAGCATTATTATGATGTGTGGATTTGGGTGAACAATAAGCCTAAGAAATGCATTTTAAAAGGTGTAATTAATGTAGGTGAGGGTGTATCTAATAGGGGTAAATTATGATTGATATTAAAACAACAAATGAAGAAAAAGCAATCAATGTTAGAAGCCCAATTTCGGTAGAAAGATTTGTAGGACCACCAGGCAAACCATTTACATATGAGGATTTTACAAAAGAACAATTAGAAGCATTGAAAGGGCCCAAAGGTGATATAGGACCTACACCAGATACATCGGAGTTTTTAATTAAAGGGGACCTTGAAATAATTATTGTTGAATTGAAAAAGATAAACGGAGGATATTAATTATGGGTAGACCAAAGCAAATTATTATAAATGACTTGATGTCCGAACTAGATAAGTTCGGTGGACATATTACTAATATTAGGGATGCTATCCAATCTAAGGGAATAGAATCTGAAGGGAAACTCTTCAAATTTGCTGAAGAAATTAACAGCATTGTACCAGCTAGCACTTATAGATATATCCTTGATGCGGTAAAAGGCGCATACAATAAGGGGTACTCTGAAAGCGAGATTATTGAAATAATTAATGACTTAGCAAATAAGAATCAACCGCCGCAACCAGGCCCAAACCCTGAACCTAGTTTCGATGCTGCCACAGCTACCGAAATTCCGGCTAGACAATTCTATGGACGGAGTGATTTAGAGGGTACATTGACTTGCCCTAATGTTGTTAAAGTAGGTGCAGACGCCTTTTATGGTACGGAATACAACGTTGTTAATTTACCGAAGGCTACAGATATTAATATAGACGCTTTTGAAATTTCTGAAATCAAAGTATTAGAAATTCCATCATTTGTGTGGAAAGATAACAATTTAAATCTTCGAGATAAATTCTCAAATAAATACGGCCCTAATAAAATCATCGTAGCAGATGAGTCCGTACCGCCTAGCGATATTAGTTTTAATAAAGTAGGTTTAGAGGTGTATAATCATGATTCCTCTATGATATGGGATATTTATAATAATAAGTGGAAGCCAATGTAATAATTGGGTAAGGAGATAAATGAATGTGGACATGGCAATTTCAATTGGACGATATACTGACGACGTTAACCATCGTCAGTATAGTGGCAGGCTTTATTTATAAAGTGCTAGTGCTTCCACTGTTAGAAAAGCGTGATTTACAGCATTTGCAAGATACATTAGTTTTCCAAGAAAAGATGGGAGTTCTGACAGAAACCCTCAATGACTTGAAGAATGAAATCAAACTATCAAGGGAAGAACGTGTAAAGGGGTTCACGGAACATGTAAAACTAGCTACAAGAGTTAACGGAATGGAAACACGATTAGATGAGCTAAGGGGGGAGTTTCATGAACACACCGCAAAAGCTCATTAATTCTGTAAGAAATATATATACTTCGGTTAGGGTGGCGAAAGTCCACCCTACTTTAGTATGGGGAGCCAGAATACTCATATTTATCATGCTAACACCAATTATATTGGCAACCATGGCTTATGCGATTTCATTTTATTTAGGCGAAATTTCTAGTGCGAACGATAAGATCATAACAATGGGAGCATTCTTAATTGACCATATGTTTGGTGCTCCGGGCGTAATTGTATCGCTTACAGGATTATTATGGCTTAGCGTTGATAGGGATAATAATGGTATCCCAGATAAATTAGAACAGGAGGATAAAAAATGAAAGTATTTATTAACCCAGGGCATGACGTTGCCCTTGATAGTGGTGCAGTTAATCCTGTATACGGTACACGTGAATGCGATGTGGCACGTGATGCAGGAAAGATGCTAGCACGATATTTGGAAACTGCAGGGTGTGAAGTGCGCACCTTGCAAAATGATGACTTAGGCCTTGTATGTGAAACTTCTAATGAATGGGGCGCAGATATATTTATATCGCTCCATTGTAATGCGTTTAACACGCAAGCAAGGGGAACTGAAACATTGTACAAGTCCTTTAATGGGCAACGCTTAGCGAATGACATTCAAAGCCAAATCATTCGTAGTATTAATACGGTTGATCGTGGTGTAAAAGAACGGCAGGATTTATGGGTGCTAAATGGTACAGATGCGACAGCCGTTCTTGTAGAAATGGCCTTCATCGATAATGATGAAGACTTAGCACTGCTTAATAATGATTTGGATACCATCGTGAGAGCTATTGCACGTGGCATCACAGATTATGCAGGAGGGGAATAATGTATGACAAAATCAAAATATTACTTGATAACCCTACTTACCGCTATATTATTATCGGTGGTATTGGGCTCCTCGCCTTGCTTTGCGCAGGATACATCTTCTACCATCCAAGCGGAACCGACTATCAGCGTGCCCGTGAGTCAGTGGAACGAATTGAAAAACAACAACGAGAAAGCGTTGAATATAATAAACGCATCCAGCGTTCCATTGACAGAAGCGCAGACCTTACTCGCGAAACAGGCGAACGAATTGAACGAATCCAAGAATACAATCGTCAAATTAACGACCGAATTGGACAAAGCCAAAACGGACTTAGTGAAGCAAGAAGTTACCTTAAACGAAATGCAGAACTCTTTGACCGAATTGAAAGGGCAAATCGAGAACGACAAGAGAACGATAAAGAGGCTACGGATGCAGCGCAACCTGTCACAGATGTTAGGGGCAGGTGCGACAATCGGAATTGCGATACGCGGATAGTGAGGTGATCCATTATCTCCTGAGCATGAGCGGGCGGACTCATGGATTGACTGTAATTGCACAAGAGACCTTACTGGGAATATATCCTGGTAAGGTCTTTTTTTTTTATACTTAATTTATTGCATGCAATCTAAAAATGTGGTGTAATTATGGTACATAAGAGGAGGTGGATTAAATGCTGAAAATTCTTAATTGCAATCCGCATTTTATGAGGGACCCCGTGCCTGTGTCGAACTATGCTGAAGCGTGGGACGTAATATGTTCTATGCAAAGAGAATTAGGTGAAGGTATCCTTGCTGTTGACAGGGAGACTTGGGAGGTCCTCGGATTGGCTGAGCATTTTACTGAATTTGTTTGGAAAGAAAAAGCAAAGGTGGTCTACATTAATAGCAATAAAACTTTACTGATTCCTGCTCCACGGAGATATTGTAGATCTAATGTTTTGAAGCTTATCAAATTCTTTGGGCTCCACTATTCTATCCGAGAAATATAAATGTATATATGACATCATTTTGACATCAAGTTATGTAAAAATATAGTGAAATATAAATAGATACGCAAGTAATAAAGTTAGGTGATTACTGTATTTATAAGTTTTATGCATGAACTTTAAATGCCACGCCATCTTGAGGGGGTGGTGAGCTAACGCTCGTGCGGGTTCAAGTCCCGCCAACCGCACCAAATATAAGGACCTACAGTTTACTGTAGGTCTTTTTTTCGTTATTTTGATATTAAAATATATTTAATGAGTTTATCTTCTCCTTTTAAACCTGAGAAGTGTTGGCAGGTTTTCACAATCCGTGTACAATCATAGTAATTAGTAATATACATTTATATATATAGTTTTCAATATGAGAGAAGATTATGGTTTTTAATTATGGTGAGACGTTACGTATCCGAAGGGATCTATATACGATTTTAGGCAAGATACGCTATATTGATACTCATGGAAAAATTGGGTATGAGTATAAGTTAGTTAGACATAAGAATAATGCAGAGTTTTGGCTCAGTTGGGATAAGAAGCGAGATGCGTACCAGTTTTCCAAGTTGTGTGGAAAAGCACTACCAGCCGATATGAAACTCATAGATAGTGGTTATGAGATGGTAACGGGCACTTGGGGTGAGGTAGACGTAGGTACTACTGATACTGCTAAATATAAAGAGTATGAAAATGCTGATGGTACTGCTACGTTTTCTGTTCAAGAGTGGGCTTTTGAAACGGAATATTCAAAAGGCTTTTACATTAATAAAGAATACGTATCTGTCGAAAAGGATTCAGAGGTAACCGAGTCTATTCTAGATAAAATGGATACGATTAAGAAGCTAAAGTTCATAGGACCAATCGGTTGGATTTTGGGGAACTTACTACTTTATATGCCAATCTTTGATATAAAAATATTGAATGATGTACGGGATGTACTTACCTGGCCTTATATAGTAGCTGGGAGTATAGTCCTTGGTATCATTGTGGTTTGTGCTTTCATTATTTCCAGAACTATGCGTTGATGAAAACACATCGGTTATATAGGAGTCCCTTTTGTGGGGTAAATAAAAGGTCGTAACATGTATTTAATACATATTACGACCTTTTTACTATAGGATTTATTTGTTAGGGGTTAGCTATTAGCTTCAGCTGGTTGAAGTTGTTCAAGTTCAGCTTCTTTAGCATCTAATTCTTTGGCGCCAAAATGAGCCAATACACAGAATGTAATACAAAGAACACATGCTACTAATAAAAGATAGAAACCTGCATTCCAACCAAATTTATCTGCTAAAACACCAAATAGTGTTGTACCTAAGTTTGCACCAACAATGTAACTCATGAATCCACGAAGACCAACAGCAGAACCTACTGCAAATGGTGGTACAATATCCATAGTTTGTACTGAAGCTAAGAATTGAGGAATGTAGATTAAACAACCTACAATAGCAGCGAAGAAAGTAACCCATAAGAGAGACTCGCTTTGCCAATAACCAAATATACAGAAGAAGATAATACTTATAGCAATGATTGCAGGTGGCATGCGATAACCTTTAAAGAATTTATCGGAAATGTAACCTGCAAAAATAGTTGAAGGGATAGCCGCCCATTCAAAGAATAAAAAGGCAACAGACATTTCTGCTTTGGAGAAACCCTTTACTTGTAATAAATAAATTGGAAGCCAAGTAAGCATACCAAAGCGAATCATGTAAACAAAGGTGTCAACTAATGATACATACCAAGCGTTTTTATTTTTTAATACGTATTTTACAAAGATTTCTCTTGTGCTCATATGCGGTGCTTCAGAACTTCTGTGCGCCTTATGAGCTGTGTCGGCGATGATTTCACTTGTTGGTGGTAAGCCTTCACGTTCAGGGCTTTCTTTGATTAAGAAAGAAATGGCAATTGCTATGATAACTGCAATAAGCGCTGGTACACCATAACTCCCTAATTGCCAGTGATCTGTAGTAGTGAAATATAATGCGGCGGCTACGATTGGTGCTACGATACCACCACCGAGATTGTGTGAAATATTCCAGATAGCTCCATAACGGCCACGTTCCTGTTTTGGGTACCATTTAGCTAAGGTGATAAAGGATGGTCCTACACCAAATCCTTGGAAAAAGCCATTTAGTACTACTAAAACTAAGAAGAAGGCGAGACTATCGGCAAAGCTCATAAAGATATTGATAATTGCACAGCAAATGAGACCGAAAGCCATAAACTTGGCAGGACTTGCTTTGTCCGCAAGACTACTCATAAAGCCTTTACTTAAACCATAAGCGATAAGCATACCACTAGATAGCAAACCAATTTCTGTTTTGCTCATATGGAGGATATCTGATAAAAAGTGTGTTGATAAGGCAAAGTTATTACGAACAATATAGTACGCAGCATAACCTATAAAAATACCAATTAATGATTGCAATCTATATTTATAATATAGATTCATAATCATGCTTTGTGGAACTGATGATTTTGCCTCTTTAGGTTGTAGAAATGAAAACAT